AATGTTGTTATTTCACTACTCGCATCTTTTCCTCTAACTGGCAGGTAATAATCCTCTAACATGTTCTGAAGATTAAATTTTAGGTTATAATCTCCTGTTTTTTCATCGACATAAGGCGTTTTCTTCATTGCCGATATAATAGTTGACATGTAGTTATCTACTTCATTAGGCGGAATACTTCCCACATTTATCTTGAAAATTCTCCTCTCCGGAGCTCTCATGATTCTATGAATTAACATAGCATCCTCCATCAAAGTAAGCATTTTAAAAATCTTTCTTGCAGGTTCTATTTGACTTCTACCGTAAGGTAAAAAATTACTATCAGATAATAATCTAAAATGGGCTATTTCATGATAATCTAATTCTTTATTTTTTCTTTCATCATTTCTATATACAATCGGACTCATTTGAGTAGTGTGTAATCCTTCGTATATAAATTTAACTTCATAAGGATTTTCTGGATTTGTTCCTTCCACCCTTCTAACTTCGTAGGCTGATAAAGGAACAACGTTTTTTATACCAAGACCTTCTTCGATATCTAAATACAAATAGAAATCTCCATACTTACATAAAGATCTTGTCCAACTCCATAGGTTGTAATCTATATTTAAGATATCGTAAAATAAATTATAGAGTATTTTTTTAATGTTCTCATTTGGAGTACTAATATTTAACAAATCTCCCTCTACTGACATTACCGTACTTTCGTCTGCATAAATATCTAATGCAGAGGCTATGATTGGATCTGTGTCCATGGCTTCATAGTCTGTAAATATCTGTAACTTTGAAGAGTGAAAATTTATCGTGTTGTTATTGGGAGAATATCCGTATTGCCTAGATGTATGTAAGCCAGAGAATCTGTCAGCATATCCGACTTTATCTTTAGTACCTGCGCCTTGTAGCCTAGAGGTATCAATAACTTTAATTCTGTCTTTTCCAATTCTTCTAACAATCACTTGCGTAGAGAATAATCGCTTTAGTTTTGCCTGTATTGAATTATCCATGTTTTTATTTTATAAGCCAAGTTAGACTCTCTGATTCATTGTTTCTAGTTTTCATAGACCAAGAGTCATGTACTTTATTTGAGTTACTTGGAGTGTATATCGTTTTTGTTGTATTATTTAGCAAAGACCTAGAGAAACTTAAGCCCAAAGTTTTCATTTTCAAGGAAGTGTCTCTAACCCAAAGTCCAATAGCGAAAGACATAACTAAGTCGTCGTTATATCCATCTCTAGCTTCTGCTTTGTGGTCTTTCCAAACAAAAGTAAACAATTCCTGTATCAATCTCTTACTATATACTATTGGAGATTTTTCTCTATAATATGTCTCTAATTTAGAAATCATTACGGGTCTTGTTTTTGTAGAAGTAGTAAATCCTGGAACCATGTTATCCTTAAGTAAATAGTCTTGATTTATGTTAACATGTACATCAGGGTCTACAAAAGGATCGTTTCTGAAAGTATAATACAGATTTTGATATCCTAAATCTATAATAGTTTGTAGAACTGCCCAGCCAACATACGCATTCTCAATGGCGAGTAAAGCTCCGTTGTATTCAGAAGCTATACTCATTAATAAATGTCCAAATTCGGTGGTGCCAATCATACTCTTAAATTCTGCAACTTGTTCTAATGTTTCTATATTTAAAACATGAAAAGCAGAAAAGTCAGAAGAATCTCCCCTAGATACATCTGCACATACAACATAAGTACAATCACTTTCAGGATACTTCCAGACCCATAAATCTCCAGTCTCACCTCTTTTTTCTATTGGATCTTTTACGTAATTATTCTCATACCATACTAATATACTACCATCTACCACAGTATGTCCGGATGTCAAGAAGTCACCATCACATTCTTGGGCTGCTGCTTTTTCTCCTAGTAATATGTCTTGTTCCTTTCGCCACTTCCAATCTCTTTCCGGATGGACAGTCCATGGTAAAAATATAGAAGTAAAATCTCCCCCATTTAAAGATTCCTGCCAAACTCTATGAAATAAATTACCTACTCCATTAGGTGTGGATAGTAATATACAACTACCTCCCGTCGCTAATGTAGATTGTGCAGCTGTCCAAATTTCTTCCGAATTAGAAATGTGAGCTGCTTCATCTATAACTAGTAAAGACAATGCTTCAGATCTTGCAGAATCAGGACTTGATGATACTGCTTTAACACTAGATCCATTATTTTTAAATCTAAGCATCATTTTATTGTCCTCCAATGTCTCTTGTTTTAGCCATGAAGGTAAAAAATCATGCATCAATCTAATCTTATGGACTAGATTTTTTGCTACATCTTGTTTGGTTGCAATAATAAGAACTTTATACCCGCTGTTAAATATCATACTATGCAAAATGAATGCAGCTGATAAAGTTGATATTCCTAACTGCCTTCCTTTGTTTATGATAATATACCTTTCATTATGCATCTTTTCTAATGTGGTCTCTTGGAATGGATAAAGACCAAATAATATACGTCCTTTTGTAGGATGCTCTATTTTGCAGTATTTTTTAGTGAAATAAGTTGAATCTTTTGCACATTTTTTATACTCCTGAGCTATTGCTAGTTTTACTTTATTTGTTGACATCTATATTTAAATCTTCTTCATTTATATTATATGTTTCCATGATATCATTTCTTAAATTATTAAAATCAGATCTAATCTTATCTAAAAATGATTCTTTATTTTCAATTGACCATTTTTCAATAGATCCGTCTGCATGAGAATATCCCATGTTGTCAAATGATCCTAATAAAACTTCTACTTCTTTAGATGCCTCTTTTAAAAATGATACTGCATTCTCTTTCTTTTTATCATGAACATAAGTATCAAATTTTCCACTTAGCTTTAAGTCTGCTTCATATTTTATTGTACATTCCAAACATCTTCCTGTCTTTTTTCCTAATTTATAATCTGCTTGACCGAAAAGTTTGCCGTCACATGTATCTAAACAATTAGGAAATTTACTTATGCTGTCTAATTCTTTTAGTATTTCTCTAACTCCTTTAGATCTTTTTACTTTATACCCATCTCTTTGTTCCCATTCGGTTACATGACCCATAGGTGAAACATCTTCCCATATATCTCCTACTTTTCTTATTTCGGAATCTTCCTTCTTTCTATATCCTATAGTTGTTCTATTCTGGGTTTTGTGTTCTCCTATTAGAAGTTTTTTTACCGCTTCTACATTTCTTAATTTACTCATAGTTTTCTCCTTTTTCTAATTTTGTAACTCTTTTAGTTAAATCCTTTATTAAATCATATAATTCCTGTATAGCTTTTAGATTATAAACCGAAAGTTTATCATAGTTAACAGCTAGAACTCCTTTTTGTCCTTCTATCTTAAACTCTTTTAATAAACCTGTTTTAAGTCCGTCAGTTATATCTTGAGCTATAATACCTACTTCTTTACCCTCTAAGTTAGATGGAATCCTATGAGATGAAGATGTTTTATTTACTTCTAAAATAACACCTTTCATTTCATCTGTATTCCAATTATAATTAACAGGTTTTATCGTATATAGTTGCTCTAATACAGAATCTATTTCCTCTATATCTTTTTTTAGTCTCCTATCTGAGAATGCTGGAAATGGACCTCCTGATGAACTTCCTTTTTGCCCTTTCTCTCCTTTGAATCCGGTTGGACCAGTTGGACCGGGAGGGCCCGGAGGGCCGGGGTCTCCTGGCAATCCTTGTTCTCCTGCTCCCGTAGGACCTATTGAACCTTGCGGTCCTGTTGGTCCGGGTCCACCACTAGGTCCTGTAAATCCTTGCGGTCCTGTTGGTCCGGGTCCACCACTAGGTCCTGTAAATCCTTGAGGTCCCGGTCCACCACTAGGTCCTGTAAATCCTTGCGGTCCTGTTGGTCCGGGTCCACCACTAGGTCCAGTAAATCCTTGAGGTCCCGGTCCACCACTAGGTCCTGTAAATCCTTGCGGTCCTGTTGGTCCGGGTCCACCACTAGGTCCAGTAAATCCTTGAGGTCCCGGTCCACCACTAGGTCCAGTAAATCCTTGAGGTCCTGTCGAACCTTGTGATCCGGGTTCTCCGGTAAATCCTTGAGGACCTATACCTGCTAATCCAGTAAATCCTTGAGGTCCTTGGTTGCCTTGCGGGCCAGCCACAGAGCTTGGATTACCTGTAGGTCCTTGGTTGCCTTGCGGGCCCTGAAAACCTTGAGGACCGGGAGCTCCCGGAGGGCTTATTATACTAGGTCCTTGTCTTCCTTGAAAACCCTGCGCTCCGGTAGTGCCTTGTAGTCCTGTTGGACCTTGGTTTCCTTGAGGTCCCGGTCCGCCAGGTTCTCCTGAAGGGCCTTGAAGTCCTACTCCTGACAAACCAATAGGCCCTTGATTACCTTGTGTGCCTGCTGTTCCTTGAAAACCTGTAGGGCCTTGATTACCTTGGAAACCCGTAGGGCCTTGGTTTCCCTGCGGTCCTTGATTGCCTTGCGGTCCAGGTGTGAAATTAGGGGGTGCGCCTGGTCCCATAAGTCCTTGTCTTCCCTGTGGTCCTTGATTACCTTGGAAACCCGTAGGGCCTTGGAATCCTTGAGT